AAGATTGAGTATATATAGGGGGGAGGGGGTATGGCCACCTGCCTACCCTCAAGCTTACACGCACGTTAAAGACTTTAAAAGTCTTGACGGACACCTCTGCATAGCCTGTAAAGACTTTAAAAGTCTTCAAAGGGCTTTAAAGCCTTTGGAGAGCTTCGCTCTAGTTTACAAATTGTGGAGCTTTAGAGACTTTTAAGATTCTTTAGAATCTTCTCGGAAGTCTTCAAAGATTTCAATGGCTTGAAGCATTAACTAAGCAGAGCTTAGAAGTCTAGTTAAGTTTATGAAGCTGATCAAAAAAACACCTTACTTTAAAACTTTAATAACTGTTTTAAAGTAAGGTGGAAGTTGGTTTATTGAATTACGATTCTAAAAAATACTTTTGAACTAAAGTGAAAAAGGTATTTTTTAGAATCTTTAAGTAATTCAATAAACCAACTAGAGGAAAATTGCCATGCCAAACTTCACCGAAATCGACGCCAACCGAATCGCCACTTCAAAGCAAATTTGGGCTGTCGCAAATCGCTTTGCTTCGCTGTGTGCCGCAGAAAAATCTGAGCGCTATGGGCTTACGAAAGTCTATAACGCCATCCTCAACTCTCAACATGGCGAAGCCAAACTGACCCATGCAGACATTCAAAGCTACTTTGAATGCGAGACAGTTCCAAAGTCTATTCAGTCCCGCATTAAGTCTAAGACAGCACCGAAGCCGAAAGCTAAGAAGACTTCAAAGAAGTCTAAGCCTGAGCCTGAGGTTATAGACTATCTCGAAAGGGTTGCCGCTCCGTTAGTTCCAGTTGAGGTTCATCCTGAAAATTCTAATGTCAAGAAGATCAATGCCCGATTAGATGATATGGAAAATCGCTTTGAGACTTTAGTCTCCAAGGTTGGCGACATTGAAGCTGGCATCGGAATGATTTTAGAATCTATTCAAAGTAAATAAATCTATAACGCCTCGGTCACGAAAGTGATCGGGGTTTTTTTAATTCTATTAACGCACATACAGGATATAAACTATGAGCAATCCAACAAAACAATCAGCATATCTAACAGACTATATGTTTTCTATTGCAGAAACTCAACAAGAGGATGGGACTATATCTAATCCTTTAGATATATTAATAGCTGTTGAGGATGAATTTGAAATGACTGAATGGGATTTTGATTAATAAATAAATATCTGTTAAAATACTTTTAAAATACATAAGAGCTTAAAGCGATTATGTATTTTAAAAGTTATTTTATTTCCAAATGTCGGGAGGCAATCCAAAAATGTATAAAACTCATGCAATCCAATGTCAAGAATATGCTATGGCATCCGCTAATAATCTAATGGATGTTGCGATGCTGGTTAGTGTTAGCATCCAACAAAATTGGTTAAGCTGTGGTGATCAGCTTGCTGATGTCAAGGAAAATGGTATTAATTCTAAGTATTTGTGGGGCGTTAAGTCAAAGACTTATAAGTATTTAGATTCTAATAAGCATAAGTTATATGCTCAGGTCAAAGCTATAGCGAATAGCCATAAGTCAGATGATGATAAAGCGTATAGTTTAATGAGAGTATTCTTGCGAGTTGATGGTCTAGGCTTGCCGAAAGCTGGATTCATGTGTCAATTAACTATGGGGCTGGTTGGTTGCATGGATGTTCACAATATTAGAATGTATAAACTAGACCCAAAAGTATTCGTGTTGGCTAAGAATCCTAAGACTATCAAGGGCTTACAAGCTAATGAGACTAAGCTTAAAAACTATATAGCGATCTGCCATGACTATGGTACTGAATCACTATGGAATGAGTGGTGCGATAATCTAGCAACTAAGTCACCAAAATGGCGTGATGGTAATCATGTCTCTGAAGTTCACATAAACTATCTACTTGGAGTATAGACTATGAATAAAGAAATTAAATTTAATGGCGATGTGCTTAATGATTATATTGCAGTAGGCGATACACTAAATGGCAAGACTGTTACTGAGATTTGGTGTACTAGCACTGGTACTGCTATGTTTTGCTTAGATAATAATCACGATAGGTATCTTAACTATAACGAATTACTTGATGCAATATGTGAAGCTGATCCGTCTTATGATGATGACTATGGTGAATTATATAAATCTGTAACGTCTGGGAGATAGACTATGAAAACATATATCCATGTAAATCAACACGTTATAAAGTCTAACCTGAAGCATGGCTTAAATGAGCCTGCCATTACAGTAAAGACTAGCAAGTCTAATGTGTACTGCCACAAGGCTATAGTCAAAGGCGAGGTCGAGGTGATACAGTCAACGACCGACAAGCCGTTGTTATCTTGTGGCGCTCGAATAGTTATGGTAACTCACGATGAGGTCGAGACAGTTACTTATAATGAATTATTATTTAAATGACTTATAAGCCTTTTAAAACACATTCATTTATGAATGTTTTAAAAGGTCTTATTAAGTCACAAACGTCAGCTTGGAGGGGTTGACAACGATTGCCGAATCCTTTACAATACTTTTTCACACTTATAAACTATTGGAGAAATGTTATGAAAAATTTATTCTTATCTGTGTTCAATGTTACTGTATCAGCTTTAGTATATTTAGTCTTTGGTAAAGTTAATAAGCGTGGCAAGTTCTTTGGTCGCTCTTATATTCTAAGAAAGCGTAAGAATCTACAGCGCAAACCTTCATACTTTAAAGGTGAGTGCTTTAGAAATATGCACTGTGGCTTGTGGGCTTTTAGCTTAGAGCATAAGCAAGGTCGAGGTGTATACTTTAACGGCATCAAAGATCACGAAGGTAAAGAAACAATTCTATAGTAGTATTCTATCAGTGAGTGAACGGTCGCTTGCTGATAGTCTTATAGACCGCTAGAGGTTTGTGTCCTATTGGCACGATGGCAGTTTTACTCTTTAAATAAAAACTGCCGACATTAATTTAACCCTTAGTAAATAGGAATAAGACTATGAACAATGTATTTAATATGTACCAAAACAAATCAGCAATGGATAACATAAGACTTGATGGCTATGGCGATGCAGACTTTGGAATCTTTGAAGGTGCGTTGACTTACGATACACCATACGGTGAGAAGACTTGCAGTAAGCGTATTGTTTATCGTGATGACGATGGCTCAGAGCTTGGTGTTCATGGCAAACGCTATGTTCCAGTAGCTCCTAGAGATATGATCGAGTCTGCTCGTAAGATTATAGAGCGATCTGATCTTAATCTTGAGGGAATCACTGAAGACATTCAGATGTCTCACAATGGCGGTAGAACTTATGTAAGGTATACTATGCCGCATCATACTTATCCTACTCCAGACGGTGACACAGCAACGCTAGAGCTATTAGCTACTACGTCACTCGATAGTACTTGGCCATTCATGATTAGTGTTGGAGCGCATCAAGCGGCTTGCTTGAATACTCAAGTCTTTACTTCTGGTACTGTTGCGGTGTATAAATCTAAGCATATGAAAGGCTTAGACATTGAGCATGGCTCGAATGTAATAGTCAAATGCCTCGGTGCTTTCGAGAATGAAAGGGAACAGTGGGACACTTGGATGAATACAAAAATGTCTGAGGCTGATGCGTTTAAGTTCTTTGCTAAAGCGGTGAATGCTACATCTGCTTTAGATAAATTAAAAGAAGATGCTTATAGATATAGCTCACCATCAAGGGTCTTGCTTGATTCAAGAACAAATAAGAATCTTAATTACATCTGGGATAAGTTTATAGAACACTATGTTCCAGCCTTCGGATCGAATCAATGGGCAGTCTACAATGCTCTTACTGATTGGTCTAGCCATGCACCATCATCTAAGAATGCTGACCCTGCTAATCTTGCGGCTCGATTGCATAAACGTAGAGAGACTGTAAGAACTGCTATTGATGCTTGGAGTATTGCGGCATGACATTTAAACTATTCAATAGATCATTAGCGTTTAATTTTCGGAACGGCTGTGGAATTGATTTAGAATTCCATGAAGGTAAAGCTGTTTGGATTAGTCAAACGCTTGATGATGACATCGAAGCTGGTGTATTCGTGGGGGCAGTAGTCTTGCTCCCTTTCTTTTCAATCACGTTTGGTAAATGCTACACACAAGGCGAGGAGTTTTAAAATGGAAAGTGCTTTATCTATACCAGCCGCAGAGAAATTCTTTGACGGCTTACAGTCTGCTTATGTTAAGATAACAGATTGGGACTATCCATCTGCAACCATTCAAGCTACGATAGAAACTTATCGTGGCGATTTCTTTGAAGACTTTACACGAAGCGATGCTTTCAAAGTAAAGTCAATGCACAATCTGTTTAGCTTTGATGCTAACACTTGGGAGCTTGAGATAGTCTTTACTGAAAAGTTTACAAACGAAATTGTGCCATTAATGCAGGAGAAATACGCATGAATCAGATGACTCGGAACGAAGTAATAGATTTTATTAAAGATCAGTTAGAAGACATTGACGAATGGAGAACATTCGAGTTAAGCGGTGACATATTTGATTGCAATATATACTACAACCAGCACACCGAGGAGCTTGGGCTAGATATATATGCTACCAAAACAGATGAAGATGGTAATGTTATTACTATAACAGACCCGAACGATCCAGAGTTTATATCTATAAGAGTAGACGGGAGATAGACTAATGCTACAGTATTATATGGATGGTAGTGACATCACTACTTACGAAGATGTAAAAGAAAAGTACTGGTCTGTAAAGGTTAAGCCTGAAGACATCAAGATTATAGATGGCGATGCTACAGCACAGCAGATAGCAGACGACATAAACTTTTGGTTCGCTCAGTGCGAGGGCAAGACAGTAGGGTGGAGGAAATAAATGAATTTTTTTGAAGACCCTAAAATAGAACAGAAAGCACCTTATATATTTACTACGCCCTTTTTAACTAAAGAGTTTAGCGAATTTATTTTAAACAAATGCAATGAGTTAAATACTTGGGGGTCTGAAGCAGACGATGAGGATTACTTTACCCAAGACATATACTTTAAAGAAGAACTACCAGATTTTTTTGACACCATTCAGATGGGCTTAAAGGCTTTAGTGTTTCCGCAACTAGGAGAGCTAATGTATACAGAGATACCTGATCCACATCAGATCTTTGCTATAAAGTATGCGGCAGGGCTTCAAACATTTTTGCCGCTTCATCGGGATGAAAGCTATGTAAGTGGTAGTATAAAACTAAACAACGACTACGAGGGAGGAGAGTTAATGTTTCCCGAAGAAGTCTTTTCAAATAAAGACATGGGTGTAGGCGAGCTTGTTATGTGGCCAGCTAGTATAACTCATCCGCACTTTTGCAATAAGCTTAAAAGCGGTGAGAAATATTCTATAACTATATGGACTGACTATCCAACAATAGATAAGACCCCAATTAAACTTGGCGATAGGAGGAAAAGATAGTGGCTGAACTAATGGGCTTAGGATTTTTAATGGTTCTTTTATATGGACTTAGCTGTGCTTTAATATTAGTGAGTAACTTATTAGATGATATAGATGACGATGAGTAAACGAACACGCCAGCTAGTAACTGGCTAGTCGGGGCTTGGTCACTCGATGAGGAGGTGATTTACTATCACAAACAAATGACTCAGAGATAACTGTAAACCGTAGCGGAGACTGCGTAAGCTGTGACGGGTGAGGAAATTTATAGAAGCTACGCCAGCATCTCCATTCACTTTAACTAGGAGCTAGATATGATCTTAATTAAATGGGGTGCAAAGCAAAGCGATGGCACTGAGAAAGATTGGGAGGTAGTGTTCGGCAGTGCTGAGGATGCTCGCCTCTTTCATGGTGACTTGCTTGACAGGAAAACCACAACTTACATTAGCTTGGAGAAAGTAGAAGATGAGTAAAGGTAGCCGACAGCGGCCAACAAATAAGTTGATGTTTGATTCTAACTATGATAAAATCTTTAGCGTAAGAAAGAAAACGCCAGACCATGCAAAGACTACAGCTCATGTAGATAAAAAGAAAGAGCAGAAGAAGCGAGGCTATGATGATTAAAGAAAAAGTAAATTGCTTGAGCCGTAGCTGGACAAAAAGATTACGCAAAAGATTGAAAGCTAAAAGCAGACAGCAAGCTAAAGATCAAATTAAAAAGGAGATTACTGATGCTTAAAAAAGCTTGGCGACTATGGGCTATGAGTCTTGGACAAAAGGCCAGCGAAAATAATAGAGAAGCTGATGTGGTTGCAGTAGTCAGAACCATGTGGATAGTATGTAATTTAATTACTTGTTGTTTTATTATAGCATCAGGTATGGTAAACTTAGGTTGGATAAATTAGGAGGTGTGATGATAGAGACAGGATTAGAACATTCAATTGGTAGCGTTGTTGAGTGGCACTATGCTCGTAACTTAATTGTAGGTTCAGATGACAAGCAACAAGTATTAAAATTAATACAGGAGGTAGGCGAACTATCAGATAGTATTTGTAAAGGCAGGACACCTATAGATGATATAGGCGACATCATTGTAGTGCTAGTCAACATAGCAGAGCGCAATAATATTTCTATTAAAGACTGCGTTGATCATGCGTACAATGATATTAAGCACCGCAAAGGCACGATGGTTGATGGCATCTTTATAAAGTCAGAAGATGATTATGATAAAGATTCTATTGGCAACAGATAAAACAGTTGACACTTTATTTCTGGCTATGTTATAATAGTCGCTTCAATTAAACATAAACTAACGAGGAAAATAGTATGGCAATTTTAGAAGGTACTGCATATTGGGCAAGCGTCACTAACCCGAACACCACGTTCGAGCCTGTGTATACAGTTAATCTAGTAGTCTCTGACGAAACAGCAGAAGACTTTAGAGAGCGTGGCTTCACCATCAAGGAGATGGATGAGGGCAAAGCTATTGTAATTAAACGTAAAGTCAATGGGCCAAATGGCATGATTCGCCCTGCTCCAAAGCTTGTTGATAAGTTTAAGCAACCTTTAGATTGTAAAGTCGGCAACGGCTCTGAGGTTAAAGTCCAGTACAAAGAGTGGGAGTCTAACTGGAAAGGTAAAACTTTCAAAGGTTTAGACTTGCAAGCTATGCAGGTAATTAATTTAGTTGAGATCGGTAGCCCAGACGGTGCTGAATTTGATTCATTTGATGACGATGATATGGAAGGAGAATTTTAATGGTAGACAATACAGTGACAATAGACAGTAAAGTTTATGATCTTGATAAGCTTTCTGACGAAGCGACACTGGCTTGTTCCTTATTACAAGAAGTACAAGGAGAAATCGTACAGGTGTCTAGGAAACTAGACATCTTACGAGCAAGCTCAATAGCTCTTACAAATAAAGTAAAAGAGTTAGTGTCCGAAGAAGCTCTTGTGGAAACAGAAGAGGAAACAGAAACTTAATGCAAGGAAAATCCCTATGGCCTTTGTTAAACACAACCAACCCTGTCACTCATGTGGCGGGAGCGACCCAGTATCTATAAATGCAGATGGGTCTGCTTATTGCTTTAGTTGCAACACATTTTTTAAAGACTACAGTACATCGGACGTACAACAAACTCAAGAGGATAATACCATCGACTTTACAGTTCACCAAGGCGCAAGCAAAGAGGGCTTCGTTCATAGAAACTTCAACGAGCTTACAGACAGAGGTATTAGTTTAGCAACTGCCAAGAAGTATGGCGTAACCAGTAAGGAAAGTTTTGGTAAGATCATTGATCACTCTTATCCTTACTTCATCAACAACGAAGAAGTTGCTTGTAAGATTAGAAAGCAAGACAAATCTTTTGTATGGACTTCTTCGCCCAAAGGTGTTGGTCTTTTCGGAGAGCAACTGTTCAAGGCTGGCGGTAAATACATTACACTTGTGGAGGGTGAGTGCGATGCAATGGCCGCCTATGAATTACTAGGTAGCAAATGGCCTGTCGTATCTATAAGATCAGGTGCGGCAGGAGCTGTCCGAGATGTTAAGGATAGCTTAGAATTTCTTGAATCATTTGAGAATGTTATCATAGCTTTTGACAATGACAAGCACGGTCGTGAAGCTGCAAAGAAAGTAGCACGAGTCCTTAGTCCTGCAAAGGCTAGAATATTTTCTTTACCTGCCGAGATAAAAGACTCTAACGATATGCTACGGCAGAATCGTAGGCAAGAGTTTGTTCAGCTATGGTGGTCTTCTAAGATGTATACACCATCAGGTGTCATGAACATCACTGAGCAGAAAGAAAAGTTCAACAATCGAGAACGCAAAACATCTATTCCATTTCCGTGGCACGGCTTGAACAGTAAGCTTGAAGGGCTAAGGGCGGGCGAATTGGTTACGCTGTGTGGCGGGACTGGTTTAGGTAAGTCAAGCGTTACTCGTGAGCTAGAGCATTGGCTGATACAGAACACAGAAGATAACGTAGGTATTGTAGCTTTAGAAGAAGATTGGCGTAGGACAGTAGATGGTATACTGTCTATCGAAGCCAGCGCAAAGCTACACATCGACAGTGTTCGTGACAAGTACAGCGCAGAAGAACTAGATACTATGTTCAACAATGTCTTTGCCAACAGCAATGCTGACAGAGTTTGGATTCATTCGCACTTTGGTGTCAACGACATCGACAGTATTTTTAGCAAGTTGCGCTTCATGATTGTTGGTTGCGGCTGTAAATGGATTGTAGTAGACCACTTGCATATGCTTGTATCAGCAAACACGGAGGGCGATGAGCGTAGGAACATTGACTCTATCATGACAAGACTACGATCCCTTGTAGAAGAGACAGGTGCAGGTATGATTCTTGTGTCCCATCTCAGACGCATTGACGGTAATCGTGGTCACGAGAATGGTATCGAGACAGGCTTATCACATCTGCGTGGATCACAAAGTATCGCACAGTTATCTGATTGCGTTATATCTTTAGAGCGTAACCAGCAAGCTGACGATGAGATCGAAGCATCTACCACACGAGTAAGAGTCTTAAAGTCTAGGTATACTGGTGACGTTGGAGTAGCTACACACTTGCTATTCGACAACGAGTCTGGTAGACTTAGAGAAGTAGACGACTACGACCCTAACCAATTCAATGCCGAGGAAGAGCTATGAATTTACTATTCGACATAGAGGCTAATGGCCTTGACCCGACACAAATATTCTGCATTGTAGCAATAGATGTAGATACTAAAGATGTTTATAGTTTTGGCTGTCCTGAAGTTGAGGACGGCTATAAGCTTCTCCAATCAGCAGACAAACTTATAGGCCACAATATTATTGGCTATGACATCCCTGCTGTAAAGAAAGTAGCTGGCATTGACTTGTCAGATAAAAAGATTGTAGATACTTTAGTACTATCACGTTTGTTTAAGCCTACCCGTGAAGGTGGGCATGGCCTAGAGTCTTGGGGCTATCGCCTTGGATTTAAGAAAGGAGACTATGGTCAAAGCGAAGGTGCTTGGGAGGCTTACAATCCTGAGATGCTAGAGTATTGCCGCAACGATGTACTTCTTAATCTTAAAGTTTACAATTCTCTCAAGTTTGAATCTAAAGGGTTTACTGCTCAGTCAGTTCGACTAGAGCATGATGTTGCTAAGATTGTAAACGATCAACGGGAGAATGGTTTTGTTGTAGACCAACAACTTGCCATGACTCTTATCGCACAGTTCGAGGAGAAACTTGCAGAGATTGTAGCAGAAGTGCAACAAGTATTCAAACCTAAAGTAACAGTTCAATTGTTATCTGCTCAGCTCACTAAGTCTGGCACACTGTCAAAACTGGCAAAAGATCAGGACGGTAAAGGAGTTAGACTTACTGACGCTGAGTGGTTTCAGTTATCGTTAGCGCCATCAGAGCCAATCGAACGTGAAACTGTAGTTGAGTTTAATCTTGGATCTCGTAAGCAGATAGGTGAGTACCTGATTGAGTTTGGTTGGAAGCCTAAGAAGCATACAGCTACTGGTCAGCCGATAGTTGATGAGGGTACGTTGAGTAAGATCAAGGATATACCAGAGGCTCAGCTCATCGCTGAGTATCTAATGGTACAGAAACGCTTGGCTCAAGTCAATAGCTGGATGAAAGAGATGACAGATGAAGGAAGAGTACATGGATATGTTAATCCTAATGGTGCTGTAACAGGTCGCATGACCCACTCTCATCCCAACATGGCACAGATACCTAGCTCTCATTCGCCTTACGGCAAGGAGTGTCGTAGCTGTTGGACTGTTCCAAACAAACATAAATTAGTAGGTATAGATGCAAGCGGTTTAGAATTGCGAATGCTTGCACATTACATGAATGATAAGGAGTATACAAATGAAATCCTTAACGGAGACATACACACCTTTAATCAAAAACTTGGTGGGCTTGAATCAAGAAATCAGGCAAAGACTTTCATCTATGCACTCCTATACGGAGCTGGAGATGCAAAGCTTGGACAGGTGGCTGGCAGAGGTAGAGATCATGGCAAAGGACTTAGAAAATCATTCTTTGATAATCTACCATCATTTAAGTCTCTTACGTCACGAGTACAACGCCAAGCAAAAGGAGGCTATGTCAAAGGGCTTGACGGACGTAAGCTAACCGTAAGATCAGAACATGCCGCATTGAATACATTGTTGCAGGGTGCTGGTGCTATTGTTATGAAGCAAGCGCTGGTGTTTCTTGCAGATGATATTAAAAGAAATAAACTACGAGCTAAGTTTGTAGCCAACGTACATGATGAGTGGCAGATTGAATGCCATGAAGAAGATGCTGATGCTGTAGGTAAAGCAGGTGTCAGGGCAATCATGGAAGCTGGAGAATCTTTAGCATTAAAATGTCCTCTTGATGGCGAGTATCAGGTAGGAGCTAACTGGTCGGAGACACACTAATGGAGCAACAGATGCTTATTGATTATCTTCTCAACGAACACTCCGACCTTGGTTGCGAGGACGGAAAAACTTGCAGTAAATGTAAAAAGTTTTTGCCTCTTGATGCCTTTAACTTTGCGTCTGGTGGAAACTATCTTAGAGCTGAATGCCGTAGTTGCAATAACAAAATGCAAAAGGTGCGTAAAGCTTTACGAGAAGAACATGGTATGCCACCCGAAGGCTATCACTGCCCTATCTGCAACAAGAACGCAGAAGAAGTTAAAGGTACAGGCAATACAAGGAATGGATCATGGGTACTAGATCATTGCCACGAGACAGGAAAGTTCAGAGGGTGGCTATGCCATAAATGTAACAGAGCATTAGGCGGCTTTGATGACGCTACACAAACTCTTTGGCGAGCTATTAAATACTTAAAGGAGTTAAAGTAATGTATCTTAAAGATAATTTTTTAGACAAAGACTCCCAACTTTTAAAAGACTTGAGACATAAAGAGCTTTGGTTAGATTTAGATGAAGAAAAAACTTATCTGTCAGAATGGTGGGACGGTACAGGCGAGCTTGACAATATTTGGAAAAGACTTATTCACAATATCTGGGGGCATTTAGATCCTGAAAGTTACGGTTGCTTTGAGTATTGGGGAAATATATTAAGCCCTGTTGAGACGCTGAACTGGCATCAAGATAAAAATGAATTAGAGTTTGTTTCAACAGGAAAAACTGTATGTGCAAACACAAGTACTGTATTCTACGGCTTCCCGCACAAACTTACTGGAGGCTATCTTGAAATAAATCAGCAAGGAAAACAAGATAATTTAATTACAGAAAGAATAGAGCCAGTGTATAATAGACTTGTTGTGTTTGATCCATCAAGATGGCATAGAGTTATGCCGATACACAATGGAAAAAGATATGGGTTTCAAGTAAACATTTGGAACACTCCACCACTAGAAGCCTTAAACTTAATGGACGGAACAAAGTATGCGTGATTTAACTAAAGTAGTACCAGACATATATTCACATCTTCAAAGTCTTTCAGACGGTGTGGCCTTACCAGTAACAGAAAAAGATATTGACTTAACTGTTGAGGGGATTCGTGAGGCACTCCTTAGTTGGGCTAAGCCAGAAGAGCGCAACAAAGAATTTACTATTCGTATGTCTAACGTAGGCAAGCCATCACGACAGCTTTGGTTTGAGAAGAGAGACGAAAGTGCCAAGCGTGACATTGACGCACCAACACAACTCAAGTTTCTTTATGGACATCTACTCGAAGAAATAGTTCTTATGCTTGTTCGGATGTCTGGCCATACAGTAACTGACGAACAGAAAGAAGTAGATATTAAAGGCATCAAAGGTCACATGGACTGTAAGATAAACGGTGAAGTAGTAGATGTCAAGACAGCTTCAAGGTTTGCGTTCAACAAGTTCCAGAACAACGGCTTAGCAAACGATGACCCTTTTGGCTACCTCGGCCAGCTCTCAGCTTACGAGGCGGCTGAAGGCACAAGCAACGGTGGCTTCCTTGTGATGAACAAAGAAAGCGGTGAGCTGTGTATGCACCTACCTGACCAAGAAGACAAGATGAATATTACTAATAAAATAGATACTCTTATTCCTGCATTAGAGCTAGACACTGCTCCAGACTTATGCTATGATACTATTGCTGACGGTATAAAAGGCAACATGAAACTTCCTAAAGGTTGTTCGTGGTGCAAATACAAATACGAATGCCATAAGGATGCTAACGATGGTCAAGGACTTAGAACCTTTAAATATTCTAAAGGTCTAGTATACTTAACTAAAGTAGTTGCCGAACCTAAAGTAGAGGAGCTGTTATGAACGGTAAGAAATCTAAAAGACTTAGAGCGCAAGCTAATATTATATTAGTTGATTGGCTCAAAAGTTTGGTCAATGAACAAGAGGCTAGTAAAATAACAAAAGAAAATTGCCTTGAGCTGTTGCCTGACCAAACTTATCTTTATATAAACGAAGCATTTAAAATGCAACCTTATAGTTTACGTTGGACTTTTAAAAAAATAAAACTTTTCCATAAGAAATTTCCCAATATTAAAATAGAAGATATTGATCACAGGAAAATACAATGGATCTTATAGACAAAGCTCAACTAGACTATACCAACTACGAGGACTTAGAAACCATGATGATTGCAGTAGGTCTTTGGCTGTTAGGTGACAGAGATAGAAAGTTTGAAGACTTAGATGATATGTTTGCAGCTTCTTTATCTATTAGAATAGAAACTAAACTAGCCGAAAGGTATGGAGATATTCATTGAAAGTACGAAAAGGTTTTAGAAAAATAAGAGCTAAACGACCTGTCGAAAAGAACGTGCCGAAAGGTTACGACTCTAACTGGGAATGTATATTACACAATACTATACTAGAAGATTGGAACTTTCATACTAATACAGTTTCTTATGTTGTCGAGCATAAGTATGAGCCTGATTTTATACGGGAGATTGACGGCAAAAAGATATTGCTTGAAGCTAAAGGAAGATTCTGGGACTATGCAGAGTATAGTAAATACATCTGGGTAGCTAAGGTTCTTCCACCCGACACCGAGCTTGTGTTCTTGTTCGCAAATCCCAACGCACCAATGCCTGCCGCTAAGCGTAGAAAAGATGGGACTAAAAGATCGCATGGCGAATGGGCTACAGCAAACGATTTTAAATGGTTCAGCGAAGATTCTATTCCTGATTCTTGGATTAACCCACTAAAGAGAGAGACTTTTGACGATGAAACTTAACACTTACGATGGAGATAATATGTCAAGTATAGACGATGCTAGTCCTGCTGATTGGGACAAAGCATCTAAAGCAATTAGAGATGCCGTTGATCATCCTCCACATTACAATGCTGGAGAAATAGAAACTATCGACTACATTATAGATGTACTTGGCAGACAAGGAGCTATTGACTACTGTCATGGTAACATTCTTAAATACACAGGCAGTAGACTTTTTGAAAAGCACAAGCCAGTTGAGGATGCTCGAAAGGCTATCTGGTATTTGAATAAACTTATAGAACTAAACGAGAAGGGATATGGATAGAAAAGACGAAAGACGAGATAGATTTGATAGGAAAAAAAAATACAACAAAGTTCAGACATCTACAAAACTTAAAAGTGTTAGACGCAAAGAAAACAAAAACATTAAATCACAAATAGAAAAGGAAATATTAGAATGATGGATAGTTATCAGCAGTACATACACAAATCACGTTATGCTCGCTGGCGTGAAGAGGATAATAGGCGAGAGACTTGGGAAGAAACAGTACAAAGATATGTAGATTTTTGGAAAGGTCGTGAGCAAATAGACGACAAGACAGCAGATATGCTGTACGATGCTATCTATAACTTAGAAGTAATGCCTTCAATGCGTTGCCTCATGACAGCAGGCGAAGCCCTTGACCGAGACAACATGGCAGGATTCAATTGTTCTTATGTAGCAGTAGATCACATCAGAGTTTTTGATGAGATCTTATATGTTCTTATGTGCGGCACAGGGGTAGGCTTCTCTGTCGAACGTCAATCAGTAAACAAATTGCCAGAAGTGGCGGAGGAATTTCATGAAACAGATACTACAGTCGTTGTACAAGACTCTAAAATCGGTTGGGCTAAAGCTTACCGTGAGCTGGTTAGCCTTTTGTATTCGGGTCAAGTACCTACTTGGGATGTTAGCCGCCTCCGTAAAAAAGGCGACAGGCTTAAAACTTTCGGAGGGCGAAGTAGTGGCCCTGATCCTTTGGTTAGTTTGTTTCACTTCACTGTTAATACTTTTAGGGGTGCTGCTGGTCGGAAACTCACCAGCCTAGAATGCCATGATATTGTATGCAAGATTGCAGAAATTGTGGTGGTGGGTGGTGTCCGTAGGAGTGCGCTTATTAGTTTGTCTAACCTTAGCGATGATCGGATGCGTCATGCTAAGTCTGGTAATTGGTGGGAGACTGATACACAAAGGGCGCTCGCTAATAACAGTGCTGTGTATACAGACAGGCCAGACTTTGAAACCTTCTTGGAGGAGTGGGTTGCGCTTTATAAATCTAAAGCTGGCGAGCGTGGTATCTTCTCTCGGACTGCGGCAAAGAAACAATCGGAGCGACACGGACGCAGAGATGTAGATCATGCGTTTGGTACGAATCCATGCTCGGAAATAATCTTGAGGTCTGCACAAGTGTGTAATTTATCCGAGATAGTTATTCGTAGTACTGACACCTTTGATGATTTAAATCGCAAAGTCGAGATTGCTACTATACTTGGTACACTTCAAGCTTCTCTTACTGACTTCAGATATGTACGATCTATCTGGAAAAAGAACACAGCAGAAGAAGCCTTACTTGGAGTAAGCATGACAGGCATCATGGATCATGCTGTTATGTCGGGCGCTCAAAAGAAAGGTACTTGGTTCGAGCATCCTAACATGTCAAGTCTTCCTGACGTACTTGAAAAGCTCAAAGCTACAGCAGTAAAGACTAATAAGAAGTGGGCTGAAAAGCTTGGTATTAATCAGTCAACTGCCATTACAGCAGTCAAGCCTAGTGGTACTGTGTCTCAGTTAGTAGATAGTGCTTCAGGCATTCATGCTAGGTTCTCTGATCAGTACATTCGCACAGTGCGTAGTGACGGCAAAGATCCTATCTCAGCTTTCTTAGTAGACGCTGGAGTGCCTTGGGAAAAGGATGTTATGAACGAAGACAACTATGTATTCTCCTTTCCAATCAAAGCTCCTGCTGGATCTACAAGCGTAGATGAGTTGAATGTTCAACAGCAGTTAGACTTGTGGGAGATCTACCAGAATCATTGGTGCGAGCATAAGCCTAGTGTAACTATATACTACTCAGACGAAGAGTTCTTGGCGGCTGGACAGTGGTTATGGGAACGGTTAGATAGTTGCTCAGGTATTAGTTTCTTGCCTCGTACAGATCATGTGTATCAGCAAGCACCGTATACAGCAATCACTAAAGAAGAATACAAGGAAGCTTTATCTAAGATGCCTAAGACTATTGATTGGGACGAGCTTGGAAAGTTTGAAACGGAAGATACAACAACAGGAACGCAGGAGTTAGCTTGCGTAGCGGGGCAGTGTGAGATATGACTAAGACAAAGAAAAGAAAAATTAAAACTTGGATAAAAGACAACAGAGATACCTTTGAAATGTTTGCATGGTTCTGGGGTGCAAACACTTTAATGGCTACGTTTCTTATTATTGTATATAAGTCTATGCTTCAAAGCTGTGTGCTTATATGAAGGAGGGAAACTTAATAGGCTTTAAAGTAGTAGTAAACTCTTCAGGTATTGTTATGACAGAAATGTCAGGAGTACCTGAAGAGGATCTGCACAAAGTATTTAAAGGCGATGACCTTCAACTGATGCGTAAGCTTTTAAAACTTTGCTCTGAAAAGCTAGAGCCTCTTCATTCTTATTTAGAACTAGAACTAGAAGCTCTTAATCATCCTACCACTTAGTTTTGTGCGACCAGTAACGAGCCGATAATTTACTGGGGCTAGAGTCTTGTGCATTGTGACGAGCGTAGTAAGACTTCTTACGAGCTTTGTCCTTTGCACTTGAAGGGTTCTTGCCAGCTCCTGTTACGCCTTGCTGTCCAAAGCGTATAGTCTTTATCTTATCACCTTGCTTTGCTACAACAACGTGAGATTTAGTTTTGTGTGAAGGGGTTCTTTTAGGTTTGTTGAACCCTGATACGCCTGCTCTTGCTAAGCGTGGATCTTTTTTCTTAGCCATTACTTACGATGCCTCCTAGTTTTTCTTGCAATTGCTTTAGGTTGTTTGCTGTGTTGTTTACCAGCCTTAGTGTCTTTGCGCTTCTTAGCTGACGTTGCGGCATACTCTTTAGAGCTTAGAGCCTGTCTAGCTTTTTTAGGTAAGTAACGCTCGCCTGTAGCCTTAGCGCCTTGAGTACTTGGCTTGCCAGATTTAGTTCCCCAATCTTCTTTAGTCCATTTTTTTAAAGACTTCTGAGACTTCTTTAACCCAGCCATTATTTGTGAACCTTTTGAACTGCAAAGTTTGCTTCAAGAGAAGCTCCTTTATGCTTAACAAACTTACCTTTATGTTTCATAAGCTTCATGCTTCCATCTTCTTGCTTCATCCAATGAAAACCTGCTGGTGCTTTAACCTTCATGACTTATAACCTCCGCCTTTAGCTTTATATTCTTTAGCAAGCATCTGAGCTTTTCGTGCAGACCATTGGCCTGAACTGCCGCCTTTATTACCAGCCTTTATTTTGTTAAATAAATTCTTACGCATAGTAGGCTTAGTATAATTACCAGCTTTGTTTACTGTTGAACCTGCGTTTTTTCTAACCCTAGTAGTCGGCTTCTTTTTAGGCGGCCTTCCTACTTTAGAGCCATAAGTTCCTTTACCTTGTGGCATAAATTTTCTCCTACAACAATGGATTGCTTGGTTTACTATTTATTTTCTCGACTCGACCTTCAAGACTTTTAAGCTCTTCACCCAACCCTTTAACTTCTGTTTCAAGCACTCGTATATCTGCTTTAATTTTGCTTGTGTTCGGGACAACAATCCCTTTAATTTTTTCGGCATTGCTTTCAATTTGTCCCCGAAGTTCTTGAATTTCTGTACCAATGTGTCCAATATCATTGTCTTCTATCCTCGTTTCTAGTTTAGTTAATCGGGCTTCCAGATGAGTAGCATCTGTAGAAGCTTCCAGTGTAGATACTTTTTCAGTTAATGTGCCATAGCCAACTGCCGCACCGCCTATTGAACTTGCTATGCCTATCCATAAGGCTACGTCTTGCGCTTTCATGGTTGTTCTCCTATTGGTTGTGGTCTAGTTACCATCTCTGGGTATATTGGGTTGTTTGCATACATATTATACATAGCACTTTCGACACCTACGCTACTCTCCATCCACTGAAGGTTAAGCTGTGTGGGCATCAAGGCATCTATAGAGACTGAAGTGTTGGTAAAGAAGTCCATGATAGTGTTAGTGTTCATAAATGAAGCAGCTATGGTGTCTATGACGAATGAGTCTTGAGCATACCCTTCAATCATGTTCTTGGTCATACTCGCCTCAAGCATACCATCAATGCTGGTGTTGAACTGCTGACGACTAGACTCTTTAATAGCCCGTAAATCATTCTCAGTTGCATAAGCCTCTGCATTAATCTTAGTCTGCTGGTCACCATCAACAATCATCTCAGCTATACTTGTAACAGCCGCTATCTCGCTCGCTGCTTCTATCAGGTTCTCTTTCTCCTCCTCATAAGTACCCTGCTCTACGTCAATCATATCGTTTAGTAGAACGGCTGTGAGAGCCTCTGGTGTACTGTTTGCTAAACCATCAGCATAGGCTTGGTTGAATATGTCCATCTGTTCTGCGGTAAGCTCGTAGCTAGTTCCATCATCGTTGTTGTAGATAATAGTGTTACCATCAAGCATAGACTGAGTAGTCCATTGGATGTATTCCTGCATCTCACTGTTTATCACAGTCCTTATCATTGACGTACTTTCGCTTAAATGGGTCATATCGAAGTCGTTTTCCCCCGCACTTGTCAGACTTGATAACGACAGGGCGATCAGGGACGTACTCAGGGTTTTGGCTATAGTATTCAAGGGCTTCATCTCCTATTTTTCCTTTAATGGGACAGGGCGTTTGTGCATTTCTCATAGCCCACCATACTCGATTGTCCTGACAAAGAACACTCGTGGCAGCTACTTTTAAACCTAATAGTGAAAGCTGACGACTTAATTTTAATCGCTCACAGTTCTCATCAACCTTCATCTTAGACGTACTGATCCCTATCTGTAGGGTCTGAACGCCTGATCCTGACGTAACAATACAAGTATCTGCTTGATATGTCGGGGTTGCTGGAGCTACCGCTGTAGTCACAGGCATACCTTCTTGATTCACTGTAGTTTCTGTTGTAGTTGTTATAGTTTCTGCTTGTTGATTAGTTCCAAAGTCCCCTACAGTTGCTTCGCTTCCGCTACTGTGCGTGTACGGACTTATAAGAATTAAAATTACTAATGCTATTAGTCTTTTCATTTACTACCAACTCTTCTATTTTCATTACCCAAGTTTTAGGAATAGTTACAAAAGCTCCACCTTCTTCTAGTTCTTCAGCTACTATCCTAGATCTCATTACTATTACTTTATCATCGCTGTTATATATTAACCAACCAACCTCTTGACATATAGCACATTCGTGCTTTAAAATATCTTCAATGTCTGTCCAAGCTCCATCGGAATCTTGGGCATCTTCCCAAGTTAATCTAACCATAGGAATATTTTCCATATCCATATATTATTTCCTCATATTCATTAAACTTTTAGCGCCTCTTATTCCAAAGCTACTTGAGATAGCTATAAATAAAAGATACTGATACCATTCTGGCAAATCATTTAAAGCCGCAAAAGCTAAAGTAACTCTTTCAATTACAGCAACGTCATTGGCCGCTATTGCATAGCCAATCATAAAGATAGGCACAGAAAGCACAATAGTCCAGAACTCATCCTTCCAAGAATTAGCAGACGCATCAGCCATCTTAGATTCCCAATCAGCGTTGTTTTCTATAACAGCTAGTTTAGCTTTGTGCTTAGCCTGCTTTTCTTCTTTCTTGTTATTTAAATGCGAGCCTACTAAGTTTGCAACTGGAGCAATCAGTGATGTAAAATTAAACATATTAGTAACACCATATCACAGGAGTAGTTTCTCTAATGTCTACATGAACAAATGACTTAGCTACTCCTATCCCATTAAAGCCTAACTTCAAAGCTTCTTCAATTATTGTTCTTCGCTGACCACCGCCAGAGACTTTGATGTCTGCGGCAATGCCTTGAGCATGAGTGCCTGCTTTAGACTTGCGCTTTTCAATGCTATGATTAGGACTACGATAGCCAGAAGTAACAGTGAACGAAAACCCACACGCCTCCCTAAGCTCGTCAAGCCTGTGTATAAACTCTTCACTTATATTATTTTCTCCTGTCTCTTGACAATTAAACTCATCTATGCTAAAATATTTAAACTTAGGCATCAATCAAACCTCCTTCATAAAACATCCGCAACCCTTGCCGCACAGCGTTTTCCATCTCTGGCGTTATATCCATAACATACATAGGCTCAGTTGCTAATACTTCATTGCCGTCTATAGCAACGCCAACTTCTTCTACATTTACTTTTGAATTGTATTTACTACCAAGCTTCTTGAACTGCTTTAAGAACTTAGTATCATACTTTTCACCTAAGCCTGTTTGTTGATTCCCCATTTCATCTGAGTATCTTGCAGCTTGAGACTTGCCTGTAGTTAAAGCAATGCGTTTGTTTCCATGTTCAACAGCTTCAATAAGAGCTTTGCTTAGAGTTAATCGAGGCCAGCTATTTTTAAACGGGGCATCAGCAACAGCATCATTCGTTTCAAAAGTAGAATCATAAAGTGAATATTTTTTGTAAATATCTCGTACTTTTGCGCTTGTTTCTTCTCCCAACTCTTTTATAAAGTCTACGTTTAACTCAGCAATTTTTGAGTTAAGCATCCGAATAAGTCTATTAGATCGTTTATCACTTATTGCTTTGTTTAATCTTTGTTCAAGATTTAATTCTTTAATTTTATTTTCCATAAATTTATCAGAAAATATTTTAATTTCTTTTGCAGGTACGCCTTCTTCTAATAAATTGTTTATTATAGAACTACCATAATCAGAAAATTCTTCAGCTTGTTCATCTAATTCTTCAAGATCATCGTAGTATTTTTTTACTTCTTTTAAATAACCATCGTAAAATTTCATTGATTCTGTCATAAAGATTTTTTCTTTTTCTTCTTTATTATAAGGAAGGGGCTTATCTATTTTAGTATACCCGTGCTTGCCGCCTTGTTTATGATAATCAGATTGTATCTCTTCTATTAACATAGTTGTCTTATCAAAATTGTCGCCACTTAAACCGTCAGTAACCCTAATATGCGCTATAATATTATCAATTGACTCGTTAGTGTACTCAAGAACAGCACCAAAATGCTCATGTTCTGCATGAGAAATATTATCTAACATAGGGTTGCCTGTGTTTTTTGGAGTACGCAGTGCAATAACTCTGTAATTAGAAGGCTCATAGCCAGCTTTAGCAGCTAATGTATAATCTGAAAACTCAGCCGCAAAGGTATACTTGCCCTTTGACTTTTCGCCTATGTCTTTTTTAGCTACTCTAGCCATCTTATTTAAATACATTTTTCTTAACGGCTCAACATATTTACCGTCATCAAAACCTATTTCGCCTGAGTTAATTTTTCTTAACACCTCTGGAGATAAAACGCTTTGAATAAACTCTGTATCAAAAGCATACAAACCATGATCATCAACAGCTTCGTTAAAAGAAAGCTCATCAAAGCCTTGCTCTTCTAGCGTCAATCCTTTTTTACCTCTAAGAGTATTTAACTCAATTTTATTATTAGAAACAATTTGTTGAACTTCTTCTTTTGTTGTACTAGGCAAACCTTTTAGTTCTTTCTGTACGCCTGTAAAAACCAATTCTTCATCAGTTACTCTGCCCTTGTCGCCTTTTTTTAAATCTTGCAGAAACGAATTGCCCGTACCTTTTTCACGAGTGAGATTCAATGATGCCTTTTCTAAAGGGCTATAAAAACCTTCTGCCATACGAGGAGCTAATTTTGCAGCAATCTTGCCGCCTATGTTTACTTTAGATCTGTCGTTGTCTTGAAGCTCATCTAACTCTCCTACATATATTTTGCTCTTATAGTCGTTAGTAGGTATTTTAATTTTACCCATAAGAGTTCTAAGTTTAGTGTAGTTGTCAGGCAGTGCTGTAGATATGCGCTCACCTATGTTATTAAAGTTATAAACATCTGTGACATATACTTTACCATCCTCAACAGCAAGTTGAGCGCCACCTACTGAAAAAGCCGCTTCTTCTGTAGGCGTAATGTCGCCTCGAATCATTCTAGCTTGCAGATTGTCTCGCTCTCTTTGCTCTGGATAAGCAACTTGACCCCTAACATTAGACTCTTGTAGATTATAATCACCGTAGTCAATATTAAATTTACCTTTGCTTAAAGCATTCTTTGCCGCAAAACGCAACGCTTCAATTACACTCGGGTTGTAATCTGCTTCTGTCTTGTCTTTTTGAAACGGATTAAAGAAGTCTGCAAAGTTCTTAACTACTTGATTATTTGCCGCTTGTCGTATGCTTGCAATAAAACTTTTTTCTTCAGGCTCTTTATTTTTAGGTACTAATCTTTCTTTAAGGTTTCTTAAAGCTCTTAAAGTATCTGACGATATGCCTGAATCTTGCCGAAGTTTACGAAGTCTATTAAGCGCTTTTCCTGCCTTATTATTTCTTCCTTGTTTTTCACGCATTGAAGCAAGAGAGCTAACTACTTTATTTTCTTCAAATGCTTTTTCTTTAGGCAATACAATCTTTTGATCTACATAGATTAAATTAGCATCTTTAATATCATTAAGGCCCATTATAGCTTCTATTGTTGTGTCAGCATTTTTAGCTATAGATGTTAAAGTGTCTCCAGCCTCAACTGTATATGAAGCTTGACCTCCTTCACTATAGCCTCGTCTTGCTTTACTTTCAGATGGAGTCATAAACACAGCTTTTCGGTCTGCTATTAATTTATCAATAACCTGCTCTGCTTGTTTAAAATCTCTAGCTTGTATTTGAGAGCCTAGTTTATTGTTATGAATATCCATTTTGCCGCCAACATGATCAAGAGTTACAAACTCTCTAGCGTTTGCTGCAAACAAAGCAGCTTTAGGATATTTAGCATTTTTAGTTATAAAACCAAGGGCTAAGTGAGCTGCCGCATCTCCGATTCCGTCATAGCTTTCGCTCTTTGGAAACCTATCTCGTTGGCTTCTAGCCCACGACAAAGCTTCGTCAGGAATACCAAGCTTCCTAGCTATAACTGATCCACCTTCAGAGTACATATCTCTAGGATCATTTAAATCAAACTTAGCAGCGCTTACGTTTTTAAACTGCTGTGGGTCAAAAGCAATATATGAATAAAACTCTTCGCCTTGAAACGGTGGCTCTACTTGATTCTTGTATTTAATACCATCAAAACCTAAACCTTTTAAAAAGCTTTGAAAATCTTTTGTTAGTCTTGCATGATCAAGAAGCATTGCAATTTCGTTTTGAACCTTGTTTGTTCCTTTACTGTTTGCATCTTCTGAAGCTTCAAGAATAAATTTAGATTCAAGGGCAACAGCTCTAAAAGACATTTCATCTATTAGATCTATTTCAATACTACTAAGTTCTCTGCCAAGCTCCTCTTCTAGTGCGTTTTCTACTAAGTCATAGTCTTTAGTTAAAAGATTGTCTACGCTCCAAGATCCCATGTCTGAATTTATAAACAAAGGATTTTTAATATTTAAATAACCCTTTAGTATAGTTACAGGAGGAACATTTTCTTCAAAGCCTTGATTAGTTAAGTTTTTGTTTTTTTCTACCTCTTCTTTAAACATATCAAACATTTCTTTTTTACTTACTTTTTGCCTGCCTGTTGCGGCTAATGCAAAATTATCTACAGCACTATCAAAATTAATTTCTTTTAAAGCTTGATAGTTTGCTTGGCCTTGATTGCCGTAATGGACTCCCATTTCTCTTGGGAAAGCATATGCAATATCATAGTTATGATTATTAAAACTAGACACGCCTCTAAATACTGGGACTGTAACTTCTGAGTCAGCAATAAATTCGTCCTTAGAAATATTTAAATTTTTATTGATCGCAACCGCAGCATCACTGCCTCTATCTATTGGAGTTATTTCCGCAGTTTCTTTTATAAACTCAGCCATCTCATCATTTGCATCAGCTTTAACCATTAAATTAGCTATGTGCTGCTTAGCTGCTTTTTCTGATCCTTCTTTAGTTAAAGTGTCAGAATACATTTTGTTAATATGTTTACTTACAAACTTAGTAAGAGGCTCAATCAACTCTTCTTCTTCTCCTAGATCTAAATCTTTAAACTCAGGACGAAGCAGGTTATCTTTTTTAACTTTTAAATTTTCAAGGGACGCATTAATTGCTCCAAACATTTCGTAGTTTGGATCTATTTCTTCTGCAAGCTCTGTGAGCAGTTCATTAGACGACACATTTCCTTCAAGAACTGACTTAGTTACAACGTCTACATATTCGTCAAAATCGTATTCGTCAGTAAACATGCTTTGTAAACTTAAAGTATCAAAGTCGTCTGTAGTAACTGGTGCGTCCTGTATTCCTTTAAGGTTTCCTCCAAGCGTAACAGTTTCATTAATGTCTTCTGCTACATTATTAATAGCTTTAGAATTAAACAAGCCTTCTGTATGCACATTTATTTCTTCAGCCAGTTTAGAAGATAGTTTTTGCGCTACCTTACCGCCTATATTAAAACCAAAACGCTGAGTTCTTCCTTCATCAAGCTCGTCCATAAAGGCTGTACCAGCTTCTACGTTGTAAGGTACGCCTGTTACTTTATTCATTCTTTCATCAGGCTCTGAAGCTGCTCTAGCTATTTCAACTTCGCCACCTTTAGAAAACATTTCTTTGCCTACGTTATATTCAAAGTCAGGAACGTACTTGTCAGAAATACCTTTATCAATACTCTTTAAAGTCTTACGGTACTTACGCATTGCGTCCTGACCAAAAAGAGTTGTGCCTAATCCAACAAGAGGAACTTTGTTTCCAAGCACTTCGGCAGGTCTGCCTCTAGCTATGTCTAACATTTCTCCAGCAAAAGGGCCAAATGGCATTGTAAGATAGCCAGCAGGGTTTTGACCGTAAAGAGCTTCCTTTTTAGATCTTGAAAAAGTATCTAAAAATAATCCATTACCGCCCCAACGTGCAATAGCTCTTAGGTTTTTTTCTGATTCATCTATGTGCCAAGCTTCGCTTTCGCCACGAGAACGCACCCAGTTCATAAACCTAGCTGCCGCAGTCATTGACAAAGCAGCTCCCATTACTTTAGCACCGTTTCGTTTAGGATCTTTCATTACAGACTTTGCAGCCCCTTTAAGAACAGTATTTGTAAAAGCTGCTGGATAACCTAAGAGTTGAAATAAAATAGTAGTCTTAGGATTAGAGTAAAGAGTTGGTTTTAAATTAGACATTGCTGTAGGCTGTAAGATTACTCCATCTACGTATCGTGATGCGCCTCGTGTAAATTCTTTATAGTAATCATCAGATTTTTTTGCTCCGCTATTAATCCAATTTACTCCAGCTTTATAGTCTATGCCTAGTTCATTTAACTCACCAATCATTGAATCTATTTTGCCTGTCCTAGCTTTAGATCCGTGAGCAGCTATAGCTTTTAAATTATCTTCAATTAAATTTTTACCTGTAGCATATGAAGATATTTGAACAAACTTTGTCCATTGATCTAGTAAATTTAAACGGAAAAACTTATTGCTTACTTCTTGCATTCCTTCATGTATTAAATCATCGCCTGCAAGACGATTGCCTATTTGACCTACAGACTGATCCATTGCCTTGCCAAAAGACTGCAACTCTCGCCATACTTCGTTAGTTGTTAAACCGTGTCTATTTTTAAGTTCTGAGTGTAGGTCATTTGTAATAGTTTTATAAGCTACTTCGGAGGCTTCTTTAAAACCTTTAGCAGTATTTAACACTCCTCCTTTACCAAGATTAATAAGTATCTCAGTTACACTGCCTACTGTAGCTAATGGAAGCATTGCTAGACGAGTAGCTAACTGATACCCGTCTACTCCTGTTTGTAACGAGTTGCCAAAACGCTCTACGTTTTCTCCAGTAGTAAGTCTATAAAGATTTACTATTCTTGCTCTATCTGCTGGACTTAAAGTTCTTCCAGCTTTCTGCATTTCAGCTACTATAGGATTTAACCACTGTGCTTTAAACTCGTCTTCGTTTCTAGCTTTAAATACTTTTACTTTAGCTAAAGACTTACCAGCTTGGAAGTTATAAGTTTCAATAACGCTTATTAAATCGTCTTCTAAAAATTCTGTAAACTTAGCTTCGTTTTTTATATCTGTAAATTTACGTTTAGAAGAAAAGAAATGTCCTGCTGTGCCACCATCTAATTGATTTTTAATATCTAGCATTTCGTCTACGATTCTTTGTGCCTCTATTAAACTATCAGCTTCGCCTTCTTCAACTAACAAACGCTCGAACTCATCTCTGTTGTTTTTAATAGCTTTACCGTTCCACATACGAGGAATGTAGTTTTCTACTCTTTCAGCTATTACGCCTGCTTCATGCAACTCTTCGCCTATTTGCTTAAACATGTTCTGTATGTTTTTAGCTGCTGTATTTATAGTCATGTCTGGAGACATTTGACCACGAATAGCTCTATTTAACGCACCACTAACGCTGTCTTCAATTGAGCCGTTTACAGAATCTAAACCAACAGGAGCTAAAGCTTCTCTATACCTTTCTCTAAAAATACCAGTATATCTTCGAGCTACTTCAGCAAAGTCCATGCCCACTACTTCGTCTTGTTTTTGGGTAGCTTTTATGCCAAAGTCAAAAGACAAACGCTGTCTTAAAGTTTCAGCAGTCTTTGAGTAAGGTACGTAGCTTGTAAGAATACCTGAAGATTTGCCACCAAACATTGTGCCAACTAGCTCTGTAGAAATTTTCCACAGATTAAAAGCTATGTTATTTTTTATAACTTCTCCAGTTGCACCAGACTTTAATTCGCCTAGTACAACTTCGTCTAGTTGATCTCGTGTAGCTTGACCGCCACCAACATCAGCTACAAAGTCGTCTAAGATTTCATCAAAGTCTCCTAACTCTATATCATCAAGATCTACTTCTCTTGCAAATCTGTTGCCTGCCAGAAGTCTATCTACTTCATCAATTACCGTACTGCCAGAAGAAGGAATCCACTCTCCTTCTATTCCTTCGTCAAAAAGTTCTAAGCCTTTAGATTGAGACAAAGGAACACTATTGTCATCAGTTGCTCGCTCTGCTCGTCTTGTTGCCGCCTTGCTAATTACTTTAGACAAGCCCCAGTTAATTCCTCCGCCTAGAACAGTACCAAGACCAGTAGACAAAACATTTTGACCATAGCTAAACTCATCTTGATTATCTAAGTTCATGTTTAAATTTTGAGCGCTTATGTCAGCAGCACTGCTAAACGTACCGCCATAAGCCGCACCAAACTTAAATGGGTTATTACTAGCTGCTGTAGCTCCTTTCTGTAAAGCGCTATGAAGAGCTTTCCTGACCGTTGCATTTGCAGCAGTAGGAGCAGTTCCGCCTGAATAAATAGCAGCAGCAATCATTGGTATAGTTTCAAAGTTAGCTATAAGATCTATGCCATAGTCTTTTACAAAACCTGCCCACTCATCAAAACCTTGAATGTCTGCGCCTTCCCATTTTTCTCGAAGTCTGTTATATGCTTCTTTAATTTCTGGAGTTGCGTCTTTCATGTCCATAGCTCTGTTTGCAAGCGTAGAAATTCTAAACTCGTCTCTCATAGCTTCAGAAGGTCTGTCATTAAACATGCTTGCAGGATCAAGCAGACCACTCATAAAAGTTCGGTTGCTTCCAAAGTAATCTGTTACAGTTTCAAAGTCTTTAAGAACTTCAGGATCTTGATCAAAAGCAGTAACGTCTCTTGGTTGTTTTAATAACCGTTGAATATTGTTTGCTTCTTCTTGTGTTCGTATTAAAGTATCTTCAGGAGTAATTTCTCCTCCTGCTCCTCTTTGAGCATATAAATCTAATGTTCTTTGAGCTAAAGAATCAACCATTGAATTTTTCTCCATAAATATTAGATAAGAAAGCGTCTTTGTCTTCGCTTCTTCTATAAAGCAACTGATCAGTAGGACTTAGTTCTCTGATAGCTTTAGCTTTTAATAATTTATTACCAATCCAATCATAAGCTTTTTGATGAACAAGCTCTCTGTTTCTACGTTTATTTAAATAAACATCGCCACCAGTTGCTCTAATTAATGTTTGTTGCTGTTCTGGAGTTGCTTTAATAGCAGCTTGGTAATCTCTACTTGCTCCAAAATGTTTCTGGAACCAATGTTTAGCTTCGTCTTGAGAGTACTGAACTACTTCATCAACCGAGCCTTTTTCTGAAGTACTTGCAGATTCTTCAGCTTGATTAATTTGATTAACTCGCTCTCCTTTAAATTGTTCTACTATTTCTGCATACATAGGCAAACCTCTAAATCTAGCCTGACCTAAGAAACCTCCTTTGCCTCCGTCTTCTACGTCACCAATAAAAGCAGCTACTTGTTTTAGGGACATTCTTTTTGGTGACTCACTAAGTAACGAAGTCATAAGGCCATCGTTTGCTCCTTCTGACGAGTCATTTACTCGAACACCCTCAGCCCATTTTCCGCTTTGATCTATATCATAAACTGCTGCGGCTGCAAGCTGACTGTTCCATTTTAAATCAGGCATCAAGCTCATGCTCATGTCTATTTCATCTCTTGAACCAAGAAAACCACCTTGCTCTCCAATAAACTCATAGTTTAAAGTGTGCATTTTAACAGCTATTTGCATTGCTGCTAGGCTGCCTACGTTATAAGTATTTTGAAGTTTCTTAGCTGTCTTAGTAATAGGCCAAAACATTCTGCGTTCAACAAATTCTGTACGTTCTTTTTTTACTGTTGGATCTGAAGCATCTCCTATTAAAGCATTCATAGCTCTTCCCCAAGCTTCTCTTTCGCTATCGTTTTGGTTTATAAATTGATTAATTTGAGGCTGTATAGCTCTAACTTTATTTAACTCTACTACTGCCGCTTCTTTTAAAACGTCAACGCTTTCACCATTCTGACTTGTAAAAGGTTTGCCTGTGCCTACTTCAACCCAACCAACAGAAACGCCATTAATTGTTTTTTCTTGAATAGATACTTGTCTTTGTTCTCCATAGTCATTTATTGTATAAATATTAGTAGGCTTACCTAGCGTTGGAGTAGCTTTAGATATGTTAATTCCTGCGTCTTTAAGGTCTTGAAGAAGATCATGGGTAGCAAGAATATTATTTTTTGACTGTCGATAAACATTATAAAAAGCTTCTTTACTACTTCTTTCAGCCGCAGTAACTGTGCCATCGCCATCAAAATCTAATTCGTCATCTACAATATCTAACATGCCCATTGATCTTGCTGTTTGATAACCAATGTCTTCGCCTTTACTAAACAAACCAGCAGCTTTTTGTTTCAAAGCGCCTAGCATAGTTGTAGGCTGAAGATCAGCTATTTCTTTTTTATATTCTGCAAAGTTTACGTCTCCTGCAACTAGCCTATCGTAAACACCTCTTTGTTTTTCATGAGCATCGTAGAGCGAAGTACCATACTTCATAGCTAAAGCTGCCGTAGCGGCTTGCTTTTCAGCTTCATTATATCCTACGCCATACTCAGTATTAATTAATTTCTGCACTGTAGGCAAAGCTTGCTCAGCAAAGTAATCTTGAGAAGTGCCACCATAAGTTTTTATTTGCGCTTCTGTATTTGCATAGTCTTGAGCAAAAGCATTAGCATTTTTAATGCTTGCTGTTTTTGCAAGTTGATCTTCAGTAGTTAAGAAATCTTTTGTTTTGTTAGCTACAATGTTATTACCTATATCAACTAAAAAACCAACGCCATAATTAAGCAGTTTAGCTTGACGCTCTTTTCGTTTCGCAGTTCTTTCAGCATCTCTTTGATCTTTTTTATATTGCTCATACTGTTGATCTTTGCGTTCACGAACATTAGCTAATAACGACTGACCTACATCTTGAATAGACATATTATATATTTCCTTTATTCTGGTTTAGACATTAAACTTTCTTGAGGCTCTGCTGGCCGTTCCGCTTCAGGCATAGGCTCATCAGATGTGCTTGGGCGTTCTTCTCCAGAAGCGCCTGTGTTCATTTCATCTACTTCAAAACCTGAACGCTTTGGAATAGATTCTAAATCTGCTTGCATCTTTGCAGACAAAATACCTTCTGGTACTCGACTAGACTCTGCGCTACGTCTAAGATCTGCAAGTTGCTCCTCTTCAATAGCAACTCCCATCATTTCTTCTTCAGCTTCTTCATCGTCTTGTTCGCCTTCATAGATAACTAAAGGTATTCCTTGACGTTCTGCAAGGGCAATAAGCATATAAGAAACAGGCTCTAACAAAAGTAACATCATGTCAGGATTCCATTTACCGTCTCTTACGCCTACAAACAACATGCCTTTAGCTAAACTAAGCACAGGAACTTCAGAGCCTAAAAGCTGCATAGCTTTTGTGTATTTTTCAGGTTGTATTAATGTAGACCACACATATTCTAAAGCAGGTTTGAGAGCCGTAAAAAACGGAGGCTTTTCGTCAGGCCGAGGACTTGCTGGATCTGTTAATAAAGACTGTCCAGCAATAGGCCCATCTATCATTGCTTGCTTTGAATAAGTCTCGTAATCTAATTCTTCTTGTGCTTGTTCTTTTTTAACTTCTTCATCAACCATTATTATTAACCCCAACTACTTGCATTAAATTGAGAGCCTTGCCCTACTCTGTTTATATAAGAACTCCAACCAGTGTCTAATTGATAGGCTGTGTTTCCGTATTGTTGTCCACTATAAGCAAGAGACTCGTATTGATTAGTTGTGTCGGCATAGCCTGCACCTGTTTGCCCCAGAGTTGCTGTAGTGAATTCAGGTATGTAAGTTCTATAAACATTACTTACGCTGTTATCAACAGGAGTCCTAAAGCCTTCTCCATGTTCAGCAACTAAAGCCATTTCTTGCGCTCGTGTTGTTCCATAAACTTGAACCGCTTTACCTATTGCATCTCCACCTAACTCAACGCCTTTATCAATTACAGCTTCAGGATCTGTAATAAAGTCAATGCCCTCACTAATCTTTTCACCTATAGCAGCTTTAGAGTCTTTATATAGATTACTAGCTCCTGTTTTAAATTTGTCTAATAAACTCGGAGTTTCTACTGGAACTTTATTAAAGATTGCGTTTGGATCTACTACGCTCATTTCAGTAGAAAAAGCTCCATCTATAGGTGCTTTTGTAAAAGGATCATATACTGTGCTTTGATTTACTGCCGCAGACATGCTGCCTTCAGTTGGCACTTGAGCTAGTAATGAATCAGGATTAACAACTTGTTCATTTAACAATTCTACTGTACCGTCAGGCATTACATTTGTTAATCCTCCATCTACAGCAGTTTTATTAAATTCTATGATTTGTTGGTCTGTCATTCCTATAGAAGAGTCTACTGTAGGAATAGTATCTCCATAAACTTGAGTAGCGTCTGGTGCTGTTGCGCCTTTAACAAAGTCTGCTTTGCTTTCTACTACTTGAATATTAGAAGCCTTTAAAGCAGCTTCAGCATTTATTTTTTCCATCCCGCCAAGAAGTTTTTTCTGATAAGCGTCTTCACCTAAAGTTAAATTCTGAAATCGACTAACGTCTTTATTAGTAAAGCTTCGACTAAAAGCACTGTCGCCTGAACCAAAGAAGTTTTCTGCGCCTCCAGTATTAAAACCCATTTTCTTTCCAAGTGTCTTACCAAAGTTTCCAAGCGTGTCCATTACACCTTTTGTAACATTGCTAAATACATTACCAACCGTACTTATTGCTGTATGTGCAAACTTAGCTAAATGTCCAACCCCTTGAACAATAAAATTACTTGCGCCTATTGCAGCTTGACTAAAGGCTGAAAGACCTTTCATTAAAGCTCCGCCAATTCCAGGAAGTATAAACATCATAGCTATTTGACCTACAACACCTATCTTGCCCATGAACTTTCCAAAAGATACAAAAGCTTTTTTAATCTTGCCGCCTACCCAACGCACAGCTTTGTCTAAGCCTGTAGCTTTGGCTACTTTTTTAATTACTTTGCCAACGCTTTTTAGACGTTTCTTTACAGACTTTTTAAATTTTTTAAATTTAACTTTAAGTTTTAATCCCATTTCTTTCTCCTAATTAACTAAACAGGGTATCAATAAAATCAGCAGATGCCTTTTGATTTTTTGTTGTTGTAGCATTTGATTTAGCTCCCATAGCTGCTTCGTTGCCTATTGCAGTTGCGTACAGTTGAGCTATGCGTTGTTGTTCATTCTCGTAGTTTTGTCGTATATAAGCCATGTTGTCTCTTATCTGTAACCATACTTGAGCCTGATCAAGAGCTGTTAAATTATATTCGTTTTGAACATTTTGCTGATTTGCAGAATTAAAAGCTGCGGTAGCGGCAGTGTTTGTATTCCTACGCCAAGCTATATCCGATTGCTGCACTGCTTGAGCATTAGTAGCATTAAATGTTTCACGTTGAAGTATATTAGACTCATAAAACTTTTGAGCGTCTTGTTGTAAATTTGCATTAAATTGATCTGCTTGTAATTTATTGCCTGCATCTATTGCATTCATTTTATTTATTTCGGCTGTATTAAACTGCTTCATTGCGTTATCTTGAGTAGCATTAAACTGATTAATGTTGTTTTTCATTGAAGCCATAAACTGATCTGTCTGCTGTTGGCTTGAAGCATTAAATTGCAAGGCAGCATTTTGAGCCGATTGATTTGCAAGCATAGTTTGTTGCCTTAACTCTCGACCTTGAATAAAAGCTTGTTGTTGATTTTGAAGATTAGTTATCTTCATTTGTTGTTCAAAGTCTTTTTCTTGCTTTCTAAATTGAACAGCAGCATCTAATTTCTGAGATGCTCGTGCTTGCAAGGCTTTAGCATTGTCTTGTGCTATAGGCATTGCGCTTTGAATAATAGCACTAAACAAAGCGTCTCGGCCTACAGTAGAAGCAGACATGCCTCTTGCAGCCATCATAGCATTTACTTTATCTACTGCTGGCTTTGCCCAAAGTGGAGTCTTGCCTTCTTCCATGCCTGCAAGCAAGCCGTCTAGTTGCGTAGACATAAGAGCTTCTTCTGGAAGGTCTGCTATATTTGCACGACTTTCAATGTCTGTGCCTTCCATTTTATCTAAAGCGCCTACAGGATCGTTTGCAATAGCGTCACTTAATTCACTGTCTACGCCATTTTCGTTTGCTAACTTAGAGCCTGCCTGAGCAGTAGTTTGTTTTTTAGTAACATCTATTGCATCTAAAACAGAAGCGGCAGTACCTTGCGGGACTTCTCCTAAAAGATTCTTTTTAAAATCTCTTATGTGTTGGTCTTGAGCTATTGCAAGTTTTCTACTCTCTTCTGCTAATGGGGCTTGAATGGCTTCCATTTCTTTTATAGCTTGTTTAAATTCAGAAGACTCAGGATCTACACCAGTGCTAACTAAATTATTAAGTTTCTTTGCAGCATCTTTGTAAGAGGGACTGTTTTGAAGTTCAGTGGCAAGCTTATTAAATCGTTGTACTTCAGGACTGTTTTGAAACTCGCCAGCCGCTTGGTTTCTTTCAGCAGGAGTCATTTGACCCACTAAGTCTACTGCCATTACTGCTTGATATTGACCTGCTTTTAAAGGATCGCCCATACTTGCTGCTTGACTTGCTTTAAGTGCTGCCGCAGGCGATAAGTTTTCAGCCGTTACATTTTGCGCCCACAGCTCTGTGCTTTTAGGAGTCTCGCTTATTTGTTGAATGTCGTCTTCAGCAGTTACAAAAGGAGCAGACGCTTCATCATCTTTTGAAATATCCGCAGCAAGACCTGTCTTCGCATCAGTTACCGTAGCTTTGTCTGCTTGCTTTTCAGTATGAATATCTACTGGAGCATACTTTGTATCATAGCCTAGCTTACGATCCTTTTGTCCTTTTTTTACTTCCTCTTCAGTTTTTAAAAGATTTTTATCTTCTTTGCCTGCTACATGCTCTTGATTACTTACTACGCCATCATTATTAAGATCATAACCCTTATTGACTAACCACTCATTATCTTTTTTCTGTCGTGCTAAAGCACTGTCTGTGCCTTGAAGAGCTATGTCGCCTTCTTCTAAGTTTCTATGTTCTTTTGAAGTAATGCCGTCTTTTCCTTCCCTTACATCAACGCCAGCAGCATTTGTTCTGTCCATGTTGTATTTTGTATCTTTTGTTCTTCCAAGAGCTGCCCTTGCTTTATTTTTTTCTGCTTCAGAAATCTCACCATCATTGTCAAAATCTGCATCGCTTTCTAAATATTCAAGTTCTTTGTCTACATGCGCTCTTTCCTTTGGATTATGAGGACTCCAAGTCCCATCCTCAAGTTTATTATGGCCGCCTCCATGAAACTTAGACCTTTTATTTTTTAAAGCATTTAAATATTTACTCATTAGTTTAGTTCCTTTATTCTTTTAAACTATTTTAAATAAGATTGCAACGATGCCTGTTAGCAGTATTGCATTAAAACCGTAGATCCTAGTCTCAAGGCGTGTCATCTTTGCTCCACCGCTTTTAAGCTGTTCTTCAACATTCTTCCAACGTATAGCGCACTCCGCTTCGTGTTTTTCTATTCGAGCTAACAGGTCTTTGATTGTCATAGTTTTATATGTACCTTTAGTTAATTATTTTTAAAGTTACAAGAGTTAAGTCGGGGAACTCATCGTCTTCATATCCTTTTGGATATTCGTCTTCAGCTCTGAACTGAAATAGCTCTGGCTGATGACATTCATTCTTTGTAAACTCTACAACTTCTGTAGCTGTTTTAACTAAACAAGCTCTTAATTCTTTAAAACCAAGAGACTTCCAAAAAGAATGAGTATCTATAAACAAATCATTTCCGTAGCTATCTCCTATTAAATCATCTCTAAACACAGCATTTGTAAACTTTAAAGTAGTTCCAGTTCCTAAGCCTTTAATATAGCCTACAACTTCGTTGTCTGACTGCTTAGCAATTTGAACAAGAACAGAACCTTCTATATTTTCATTAAAATTAATTTTCATTAATTCTATTTTTTTCTCGTCTGTGTCAAAGCTTGTTCCTGCAAAGCCCATATTAAGATCTATTTTTGTTTTGTTTTGTTGATAGATACTTTCAAAAAGAGTATCGTCAACTTTGTCTATTAAGGTACAATTATACATATTAAACCTCGTACCAAGTTATTGAGCTAATAGCTCCTGCTGTTGTGCCAAATGAAACAGAATATCCAAAATTCCATCCCCAAGTTATTGTATCTCCAGAAACAGTACAAGTAGTAGCGTTTGCTGAATCTAATATAGTTCCAACAGTCCCAAACTGCGGAAGAACTTCAATTTTTTCAAAAATTGTAAGCTTCTCATCTGCGGTTGGATTAGTTCCGTCTAGTCTTTTTAATGCTAACAAGCTTGTTGAAAAACTTGTAGAATTTAAACTTTCTACCTGATAAGGCACTCCGCTAAGACAAACAAAATTATCGTTAATTGAACCCATGCTTGTAGATCTTATAAATCCATAAGCACTTACAAATTTATCAATAAATACGCCTACGGTCACTACGCTCTTAGGTTGTGCTTCTGCAATAACTCCTGTAGTTCCTACCATCTTTAACCTTTAGATTCCAGAACCAACAACTACAATTTTATTAGCTTCTTGAACAATAAACTCAGCCACACCGCCTTTTAATAAAGTTATAGACGTAGTTGCTGAGCTTGTTTGGCCTGCTACTAATTCAAAAAACTCAGAGTTTGTTGTTCGATTAATAGTCAAAGAACCAGTTCCGTTATTCATAATAGTCCATGTTTTTCCTGCGTCACCAGCACCAACATCAGGCATTGTATAAGTTACTGCTGCGCCTGTGTGTATGATCCGTTTGCCAATAAGAGCTGTCATTGCTGTAGCATCTTTAGTTGCGCTTTCAACCGCTACAGTTAAACTAGATGTTAAAGAAGAAGCAGTTACAGTGCCTGTGAATGTAGGAGAAGAAAACATTGTAGCTTTACTTTCATTATCAACATTGCCTAAACCAACATCTGCTTTAGCTAAGCTTAAAGCTGTTTTAACTTCGCTTGCACTAAGACCCTCTACGTCAGTGCCGTTGATGCGTAAGAAATCATCGTCAGCTACGCCTGATCCATATACAGCTACGTCATTGTCAGCTATTCCAGATGCAGACGCTGTTATTTTGCCTGTTACATTTATATTTGTAGCAAAATCAGTAGAGCCTACTTTCATAGACACTGTTTCGTTGTTAGCTGTGGAGGTAGCTTCGCTTTGTGGAAAAAAGTCTATCTGGCCAGAGTATGTGTCGGCTGAAGCATCTACAGCAGTAGCTGATACTTGGATTTTACCGTAAGTTACATTAGTTGCATTGTTGTCACCATCGGGTGCTTGGAAAATTATGTTACCTAATTTCTCCCCAGCAGCGGGAGCTGTCGATCTATCTTTTACAAACACAACATCAGGAGCTGCGCTTATACTTGAGGTAGTAGTAGCAACAACTAAATTATTAGCTAATTCACCACTTGAAAACGTAGCAGTACCAGCAGTTACAGTGCCTGTTACG